GCGCTGAGCCTTCGGCGGTTTTCTCACCTTGAGACTTTGGAATAACTCCCCAACCTGTAACTTCTGGGTTCATAATTTCAGTCATTTGTGTTGGTATCAATCCTAGCACCATTGGCTGTTGAGCGCCTCTACCATCTAAGAACATGCCGAATACCCAAGAATTTAATTTTGGTATAGTGTTTGGATTGTAATCTCCTTGGACAACAATAGCCCATGGCAAATCTTCTGGTGCAATGTCTTTGTTGGTTCCATGCACACCAAACGCCCTAACTTTACAACGACCTTCTTTACGGGGATCGTCATTATCTTCTATTACCCCAATAAAAAATAGAGGGTCTTTTATTCCTACACCATATTCATGCATCTATTTCACCTATACTCCAATCGAACTTGCTTAACTCAAGTGCCGTGTTTAATGTATTACTTTCCTTGGAACGGGAATGTACAACAGTTACTACTAAGTATCTTCCACTGAGAGTTCTGTGCTTGGACAACAAATTAATCCCATCCATATTCTGAACTTCTAAATTAACAATATTACCTGGTGCTATGTCTAAACGACCTTTCAATTGGCATTGAACTTTAGTAGCATTAAGATGTTCTTGGTAAGAAATTCTATTCGAAACAATTTGGGAAATGTGTCTATCTGTATGCAAAGAGCCAGGTATGTCTCCTGGTTGTTGAAAATCTCTATAAACTAAAAAGTCTTTTGCATTTTCATCTGTAAACATATCATTTCTAAATGCTTCTGTATGTGGATTATCCTCAAGATTACGTGGGTTACCCGACATGTCAATATATTTAGCATCTTTAGAATAATCAAATATATTATGAACAACCTTTCGTCTTAGAAAGTCAATTTCTGTAACACGGTTTTTATAAGAACCAGAGAACATATCGTTAGCTGTGTCAATACCCTTTGATATTACGTTTAACTCTTCTATCCTGTTTATTTGATCAGAAGGGTCACGACCATCTGCATTTGATGATGGAGCATAGAATAAATCTATCAAATCTTTTGCTTGTGCAGTCTTAATAAAGTATTCATCAGTCGCAAAATAAAAGTTGTCCAAAGTCTCAAAAAACTTGAAAGAATTTGATGGTGTCTCTGGTTGGTATGCCTGTGTCTGCAAATATCGCATTGCATCTGTAGGAGTCATGTTAGGTATTATGCACTTATTAATATTGTATGTAGGTTGTACGAATAAACTTCTATTTGTTTGACCTACAATCGGATACTTTGCTGTTGCGTATTCATTAACTCTACCACCATCAGAAAGATAATCTGCACCACCTAATTTTGAAAAATATGTTTCGAAAACTTCTTTTGCAATGCCACTAATAGAACTTTGGTAAGCTTTAGTAATACGTCTTGTACTTGCCTTAAATGAAATGTCCGATACAAAATGTATCGTATACAACAAACCATTCCCACTTTCCGAAACAACAAAGTTATCTATCTTATATACATGAACCTTAATGTTGAATTCAGTATTAGTGTCAAAGGACTTAATCTTTAACTCCATAGTTTCTTCTGATCTCAAAGGAAAATCGTCAATAAACCCAATAGTATCTAAAACAGTAATACTTCCAGAATACCCCATCTGCGTCATAGATTGTCTAATATCAAAACCAAGTATACGTCCAAACATATCTTCCGACTTCGAACCCGAATAATTGGATACGACTGCGCTCAGGATATCACCTGCCGAAGGGTTAAAATCATTTTTGTTAGTCATTAGCTACGTGTTTTCTTGATAAAGTTATCTGTAATTTGTGGTAGAAACTGTGCATCAATTAAGAATATTTCTTTTTTGTTGTTATTGTCAGCTAACTCTTGATCATAGAGTTTCCAAGGCTTCCATTCATCAGGTATGATACGTTTGATGATAATTTTACGACCTTGCTCAGTACGCAAGATAATACGATCTTCTTTACGAAGGTAAATCGTTCTAAAAGATTCTGGTGCTAATTTTACTATATCGACTGCCATTGATTATACCTCTTTATAATAATAGATGATATTCTCATCGTTATCATCTTTAGTCCAGTCAACAACGTCTTCGCCAATCAAACCTGATTGCTCACCATACTTATCGATAAGATAGTTATTAAAATCTGCTTCTGCTTTAGGCCATTCGTGGTAAGGGTCTATAATGTTATTAGAAAGATATACTAACCATGTATAATCTGTAGAACCATAATAGAATTCAGCTATGTCTTCTGGACGTTGACCTTCTTTAACAGTGAATGGAAGGTGTAATAGTGGGTTATTAGAAACCTCTTTAGTGAAACTACTACGACGTGTAATATCACGCACCATTCTACCTTCATAATTTATTACTGGAAAGTTTTCAAAATATTTAGTCATTTTCGCTACCTCTACCGCCTACACTGTTTGTTCTAAAAACAGCGTTTTGTTGAGCGTTGTCTTCATGCCCATAGTCATGAGCAGTTTCAATTTCCAATTCTTGTAGTGATATGTTTATAGTCACACCAGCAGGTTTACCACCCTTCATGATAGCAACACCACCACCAGCACCATAGTCAACTGTAAATTGAGTTACCATAGATGTTTTGAACTTCATGTAATGTTCTTCATTTACACCAAGCAGATACATATCAACAGTGGATGGGTATTGCAGATACGCCTTTGGTATCCCAGCTAAAGAAGTAACAGTTGGTAATGAATTTCTTTTTATTTGTTTTACGATATTTCGGATACGTTCTGAATCGTTTTCATTATTAGGAAACAATTCCCAAGAAAACTGATGCGCCCTTAAATTAACACCTTCGAAAGCAAGAGTTTCACGAGGGTTTAAAGTTTGGTTTGTAACAGTGTCAATAGTTTTAGAAATACTACCATCCATTAGTGGATTGCTTCTTAGCAAATATTGAGCGCCAGATGCAATGTCTTTAAGGTCAGTTCCCAAGAACTTCGATGCTATGTCGTTAAGTCCACCAACAAAATTACCACCAGATAAAGCCTGTGCCATACTAGCACCCAATCCTTGTACCATACCAGGTAAATCTTGTACAGTACCACCTTCACTAAAAGATTTTACTTTATTTGCAATTGCTTCTGCAAATGGGTCACGCTCGAAACCGTTTATTCTTAAATCAGTGGCGTCAGTAAGTTGTTTTGGAAAGGGAAGTTCGATTGAGTTTGTGGATCGCAAACCAACCCCAGATGCCCTACCACCACGAGTTACACGAGTGTTTTCTCTGATATTAAACCCATCTGCATATTTTGCATAGTCATATTTCTTGAACACCATTAGAATACTATGTGGGTGTGGTTGCGCTGGAAATGATTGATATGATGTTTGGCTTGATGAGGCTTTTGCTCTCTCAAACACTTCTGGTCTTAAGAACTTTGTTCCGAAAATGCCCATGTGTAACCCTTGCCTGTTTCTTATAAATAGTGTTGTATAAGTCTATTTATATTAAATCGAGAGGTTAATTTTATTATATCATGGCGCATAGTGGTAGATTTCGACCAAAAAACCCGTCTAAATACAAAGGCGACCCCACAAAGATCATTTATAGGTCAATGTGGGAGTTCAAATTCTTTAGATATGTTGATATTCACCCCGATGTTTTATGGTGGCAATCAGAAGAAGTCGTAGTTCCATATGTATCTCCTATTGACGGAAGACGCCATAGGTACTATCCTGATGTAATTGTCAACAAGAGAATAGCTGATGGCAAGAGCGCAACTATGATGATTGAGATTAAACCTTATGCACAAACAAGACCACCTGATAGGTCTAAGAAAAACGCTACCAAAACTGGTAGAATATCAAGGAAATATTTGAATGAGGTTAAAACCTTTGGGATTAACGATGCTAAATGGAAAGCCGCTAGGAAATTCTGCGCTCAGCGTGGGTGGCAATTTGAGATTTACACAGAGAAAGAACTGGGAATAAAGTAAGATGGTAGCAAAAGTATTCGACGATATCCTATTAAAAGGTATTCGATCTGGACAGATGCCAGCACGTACTCAAGAAGCGCGTAATTGGTATCGTGACCAAGCCAAGGCAGTTACAAAGAAACAAGCTGAAGGAACGAGACTTATCAAAGAGATGGGTGCGGATCGTTATGAAACTAAATTTAGATTGGGTAACATGTATACTTTCATGTACGATCCTAAATGGAAAGGCGACAAGTCTAAATTGCCTTATTATGACAACTATCCTTTAATTTTTCCTATAAATAAAGCAAAGGGTGGTTTCTTAGGAATCAACCTACACTATTTACCGCCACCTCTAAGAGCAAAACTAATGGATGCTTTATACGACACGGCAAACAACAAGAGTTATACGGAAGCAACTAAATTAAAAATAAATTATGATATACTATCGGGTGCGGCAAAGTTTAATATGTTCAAGCCCACTGTGAAACACTACTTGATGAGCCAAGTAAGAACAAAGTTTGTATATATCCAACCTACTGAGTGGGACATTGCATTGTTTTTACCAAGCCAAAAGTTTGTTGGGGCTACCAAAGCACAAGTCTGGAAAGATTCCAGAGCTATCATAAAGGGCAGATAATGGCGTTTAGCATATCAGATTTTAAAACACAGATGGATCGCTTTGGCGGACCTTCACGCAGTTCGCTATTCGAAGTTACTATCGTAAACTTTCCATTCAACACATCATCAGCGGATGCAAGAGACTTAACGTTTTTCTGTAAGAATGTGGCGATACCAGGCATAACAATAGGAATGGCTTCATACGAAGCTGTGGCACAACAAAGAAGAATGATGCCAACCAGTTTGAACCCAGAGCCAGTACAAGCAATCTTTATGCTAGACTCTGATGCACAGATGTTGACATTCTTTCATTCATGGGCGCAAAGAATTGTAAACTATTCCACAGCAGGTGGAAACTTTGCCGAAGTAGATGGAATGCTTCCATTTGAAATTGGATATAAAGATGAGTACGCCTGTCGTGTCATAATTAAACACTATTCGGCTGATTATCTTGATACTGGCAGATATTACGAAACTATATTAGACAACGCATTTCCTGGTATGATGGGAGATGTAGACCTAGCATGGGATAACAACGATAGCTTTGCTGTTCTTCCCGTAAGCTTCCAATATGATAGAATACAATTATCTGGTGAAAGAGTTGGTTCACCATCATCACGTTTCAATCGTGGTAACGGTATAATTGATCTAATAGACAACCTTGGTGAAATGGGTCAGCTTATTGGCGCAAACGTCGTACCAAGAGGAATACAAGATGCGGTAAACAAATTTACCAGATTTAACAATGATTTTGACAACGTTAGTAGAAAGGCTAATCAGATTAATAGATTAGCTTCACGTACATTCGGATCATAACATGAGAGGATATTTATATCATGGCACTACCTAAAATTGACATACCTATTTTTGAGATGGAATTACCATCAACAAAAAAGAAAATAAAGTATAGACCATTTACTGTTAAAGAAGAAAAAATTCTGTTGGTTGCACAAGAAGCAAACGA